ATGCCTAAAGTAATCGTTCCATTAACCCTTAAAGAAATTAAAGAAGCTAAGCCAAAAGATAAGCAGTATCGATTGTTTGACGGTGGTGGTTTACTTCTATGTGTCTATCCAACAGGTAAAAAAGTTTGGCGATTGGACTATAAAGACATCAATGGTAAGCGTAAGAGTTACACCATTGGTGATTTGAATGAAGTGTCATTAACTGAAGCTCGAAAGATTAGAGAAGAGTTAAAAGATAAATTAGACCACGGTAAAACAATTCAGCTCAGTGCGCAAAATACATTTGAAAGTGTGTTTAGAGATTGGTGGGTAAGATGGTCTCAAACAGTTTCAAAAAGGCATGCTGATCGTGCGCTTGTTTGTATGGAAAATGATGTTTTTCCCGTCATTGGTGCAATGCCAATCAATAAAATTGAGCCTCAGCATATTGTCCTTTCTCTTCAAGAAATTGAAAAGCGTAATGCATTAGAGCAATTGCACAAAACTAAATCCACAATCAAAATGGCATTTGATTTTGCAGTGGCTCGTGGATTATGTAAGTACAACCCTGCTGCTATGGTATCCGCAAAGGCCTTTAAACCACATGAAGCAAAAAACTATAGATCACTAGATAAGCAAAATATTTATCAGTTGTTTGAAATGTTTGAAAATGAGCGCTTCAATTTATCTGTCAGATTATGTACGGAATTTATTTTAAGGAATATGACCCGTGCATCTGAAAGTGCCAAAGCAGAATGGAAAGAATATGATGAAGAACGCCAGCTTTTAATTATTCCTGCTGAACGAATGAAGATGGGCAGGGAACATATTATTCCATTATCAACTCAATCCATTGAGATTCTCAACAAAATACGCGAATTGAGCGGTGGCACTCAATACATTTTCCCTAGCCAAAACTTTGCATCTCATTTAAGCCAGGACTATCCTTTAATGGCATTAAAGCGCCAGAAAATTGATACAACCATTCATGGTTTACGACATTTGTCATCAACCATTTTGAATGAAACAGGATTATTTAGACCTGATGTAATTGAATCATGTTTGGCTCATGTAGATAATAATAAGACACGAGCAACGTACAATAAAGCAAAATATATCAAAGAAAAACGAGCAGTTTTAACGTGGTGGAGTGATTTTTTAGATCAATGTTCTACTAAAAAAGGAAATATTGAGGCGTTAAAGCGATTACACTTACAAAGTTTGTCTTAATTAGTCATCTATCTGATAAACGATGTTTTCAGTCTTGAAAATAAGTCTCCATATCATCATATGGAGACATGATTAATGTATTTTATTTAATAACTTCTAAGTTAGGTGGATTAGAAGAAATATGATTGTTTTTGATATAACTAGAATTGTTATTAATAATTTTTAGTTTATTTTTTTCTAATAAAAAATCTATATCAAATAGAAATGCTAAGAGATCGTTTACATTTCCAGTGCCGTCAATTTCTTTAACTATCTCATTTAATGAGATGTTATCTTCTTTCAAAAGTGTACTAATTTTAGACAAAGCTAATGACTTATCCATTTCTACACTCATAGGTTCCATAGATCTATAACCTTTTTTTGAAATTTCAGGTGAAATAATCCTTCCATAAACCCATTCTGATACTAATTTGAGATCTTTTAACCTGTAAGCTAAAGCAGCAACAGATACTTTCCAATGTTTTTTCAGATCGATTAAGGTATCAACTGTTACAAAGTTAGGTGTCTTTTGTTTAACACTTTCTCTAGGCATCAAAAAAGCGGAAGCAAATCTATTCATCGCCATCTCATTTTCTCTATGATTATCCCCTTTTGGATATCCATGAATATCTAGCACTAGATGGCCTAGTTCATGTGCGGCATCAAATCTGATTCGTTCTGAGCTTTTTCCAGTATTTAAAAAAATATAAGGCGTTTCTTCATGCCAGGTACAGCAAGCATCCATATCTAATGTTTTAATTTTTAGAGAAAAAACACGTATACCATGCTTTTCTAATAATGCAAGCATATTGCCTATTGGGCGATCAGCTAACCCCCATTCTTGCCTTAAAGCTATAGCAGCTTCTTCAGGCTGATACATAGATAAGTCTGGTAGGTTATGCTGTGGCAAATCAAATTTGCTTTCTAACCATTCGTTGAATTTAATAGCCAGTTCTAAGTTTCTACTGACTTGGCTTTCAAATTTTGCACTCATTTTAGATAAAGCACGAAAACTGATCTTATCAGAGGAAATTTTTGTCAACGTTTCACCAAATAAAAATCTTTCATCGATCTCTAATATTTCAGAGATTTTTTTTATATCATCAGGGATATGTTCTCCTGCTTCATAATAGCGCACTGCTCTAGAGGAAATTCCCAATTGGTCAGCTAATTGTTTTTGAGAATAACCTCTCAGTTCTCTTGCAAAAACTAACCGATCTGGATTGAATTCCATAATACTTCCTTGTCATTCATACATATGAAAAAATATATTTTATAAATTTTCTATCATTAGAGTAGGAGTGTTTTGTTCTTACTCTAATAGAGAATCTGCTTACTTTCGCTTAATAATAAAATCTTCTTCAATAAAATCTTCTTGTTCTGAAATTACAGGATCATGTTTTTTAACACTAAAATTATCTAAATTAATAGAAAAACATTGTCTATCTGAGAGGGATAATATTTGCTGCCCATCTAACTCACTAATCCTTGAGAGTTCTACATGCATAGTTTTGCCATCTTTTGATTTTCTATGTAAGAGTATGAGCAATTCAGTAGAGCCATTAAGTTTTAATTTATCTTGGCCATTATGAATAGCTAGAGATGCTTTTGATATCTTTTGGTTATTAGTTTTAGGGAGATAATTTGGAACATCAGGATTACCTGTATAGTTATTTCCAGTTCTAATCATTAACGCAATGCTTTTGTCAGGACTAATTGAAAATGAACTACATTTTCTATTGTCACTTTTCCAATTATACTCTTCACACAGACGAGTTCTCATATTTGTTACTAAATTAATATATCTAAGAGTACCTTTTGCATTCGGAGGAGAATGTAGATTGCTTAGAGACTCAGTTTGAGTTTCTACGCTATGAATAGTATCTTCAAAGGTGCTACGAACAATTGCAATATTATTTTTAATAGATTGTTCGTGTAAAACCCTGCGTTGTTTCTCTTCCATAAAACCATGATCCTTTAAATGATTGCAATATTTTGACTTCCTATTCTATCACCTCATAATGAGGTGGTCAAAGAGGAAGTAATTAGTTTGGATTATATTTCTAAGTGAGTCTGGATAATGGAAAATTAAAAAAATCAAATAGAACAAGTAAAGCCCCAATTAAGGGGCTTTTATTATCTTCTACTATTATTGTATACGTGAACTCTTTCAATAATAGATTCTTTACTAGTATTGAGCGCCTTGGATAACTCTTCCACTGAGTAAATGTAAGTATTTCCGCTTTTCTTGCCTTTAGGGATAATGCCATCTGCCTCATATTGTTCTAGTGTAGATGGGCGTATTAAAGTACCATTTGTGGATAAGATGTGGCGGACTTGTGTTCTATTAATAACGATCATTTTTTTCTACACCTATTTACTTTGGTTGGTCACACACCATAGAAGTAGCTTGGTCATTGAATCTTCTGCCATGTTTTACAAAATGAATATATTCCGATGCTATATCTTTGGGGTTAATGTGCATTTGATTGATCAATGCTTCAGCTTCAGATGGTGATAAATATGCAGATTCATATTTATATGCTTTTTTATTGACCATCATTGTTGCAGACACTGAAATTTGCTCACCAATAATTGATTTTGAAATGCTGCCAAATTTGGCATTGATCACAGATTTAATTTTAATGAGTTCGCTACGTTGTTGATTACGAATTTTAGCTTTGCATGCCTGCTTAATCTTTAATGTATGCTCCAATAGTAAGCCATCAATTTTTGACAAGGACTTCGTAGTCGTTGCATTTACATGACGTTTTCTCTCTATAGTTTTAGGAGGATTCATTTGTTTTAGCTTTGTACGTTGTGGCACTTTCTTAGCTTTTGGCTGAGCAGTATCATTATTTTTCGATGCTTTTTTGTTGTAATGATACTTAGAGCGTCTTTTGTTATCACATACTTTGCAATGTGATTGAAGGCCGTCTGATTTTGCTTTGTTTTTGTAAAATTCACTACTATGTTTCATGGTGTTACATATTCTACATAGCTTCATCATGTGAGTATTCTCCATCATAAAGTACTAATTTAAAATTTGTATGTTGGTAGATCCTAAAATGGTATGTCATCATCAAACTGATCAAAGGCATCATTCATAACATTTTGCATGTCATATTCATTTAAGCCGTTGGCGGGTTGTGCATTGGAATATGTACGTGAATTGCTGTTATGTTGTTCGCTGCCGTTACCGTTATTTTTACGGTCTAACATTTGTAATGTTCCCGTAATGTTCACAACGACTTCTGTGGTATAGCGGTCTTGACCATTGCGGTCAGTCCATTTACGCGTTTGCAATTGTCCTTCGATGTATACCAAAGATCCTTTGCGTAAATACTGTTGCGCCACTTCTGCTAATCTGCCAAAAATGACAACTCTATGCCATTCAGTTCGTGTTTGCTGTTGATTGGTTTGTCGATCCTTCCAACTCTCAGAGGTTGCAATTGTCATGTTTGCAACGGGATTGCCATTTGGCATGTATTTGAGCTCTGGATCATTTCCTAAATGACCCAATAGAATGACTTTATTGATACCTCTAGCCATTTGTGACCTCTTTGCTTAATTCGTGTAACTCATGTTCAACTCTTTTAATATCTTTAATCAACGCTGCGTATGCTGGTGATCCGACCATGTGCATCATTTTGTTACGGCGTTGATAAAGTTTGTGTCGTAAGATCTCTAATTCTTTAATGGATTTCATTTTTAAGAGCCTCCTCTTCAATATTCACTTTGTTTCTGATCTGATTAAGCGCGTACATAACTTGATCCTTTGTGGATATGCCAATATGAATGGGTGTCATGTTTTTGATGTCATTTTCTAAAATGAATTCAATGGCTTTCTGTACGCTTAAGTGTGTATTCATTGCTCTAGTCATGTGGGTAAACTCGCCATTCTGTCTAGCTGTTTCTATCAGCTGCAATGCTGCAATTTCACAATGATTGCACTCAATGCTTGCGCTGGTATAGTTTCGTGCCGTAATGCCTTCTAGTGTAACTGTGTCAGTAATGTGAAAATGCTTAATGCTTTTGTACATGATTCGATAACCAACATTCTCAACATCGTGATAAGCAGTAACAGGGCTAACCATGTAATCGCCAACCTGATAAACCTTACCAGCCTCAATAGCCACAAAATTATCAATACCAATCGTTTGAAGTCTTTCGCACAAATAAGGCAGGGCATAGAACGTCACATCATGATTAGTTGAGAGCTTTCTAATAGTGCTATTGTTGAAATGATCGCCGTGACAGTGAGTCAATAGCACGTTTGGCTTTACATGATCTTTGATTTTTGAATATGGCAATCCGCAATCGATCATGAGCTTCCCAAAGAGGAAGCAGTTGCCGCTGCTTCCCGTTTCAATCACTTTAAATGTCATTGAAATTAACCTCTTTGGCTTCTGACTCAACTACATTTTCAAAGGCATCATTTTGCGCTTTGATTTGCGGCAGGGTTGATGGTGTACTACTGAAATCAACATCTGTATCAGTATCCCCATAAGCACGCGCAGCTTCACTGCTACCAAAGTCTAACGAGATATTTTTCATTGCTTTTCTGATTGCAGTTTTTCGCCACATTTCATCTTCCCATCGGTTCCATGGTGAATTTGGATATCCGGCAGACTTCGAAACGCTTTTGATCTTGTTGATTTCTTCAACGTTCACAAATTCGGTTTGTTGCACACCGCTTTTGTAAACGACTGTGCAATATGCCCCCTTTTTGGCACCACGATCCACATCAAATGGATCAAAGGTGTGTACAAAGTGACCCAACTCATTGAAGTGATATTGATCATTCTCATACACAACTCGCGCGAAAATCTCACGAATTGGATCAACGCTATATTTACGGGCTAATTTAATTTCACCTCTGTAATCCTTTAATATCGTTAGCTCAATCTGCTGATCAGCGCGTCCTCTGTTTTTAATGAAAGGAACGATGTAGCACTCGCGATTAAGCATATCCAAACCAAGCGCAATAAAGTTATAGACAATTTGAGCGATTCTGACAGGTTCAATTTTCGCAATCTCCAACAATGATGGATTGCGCTCTATGTGAACCAAGGCATTTATTTTTAATAACTCTGCGTTCACACCTTCAGGAAATACGGAAATACTTTTTTTAATCATTCCGCTTAAAACGCCTTTTAATCTCTCTTCACCTTGTACCTCTGGTGTGTTTTGCACTTGATTACTCATATCTAATACCTCTTTCTTCCATGAATTGTTTTAAATCTCTAATCTGTTGTTTTGTTGCAATGATTTTGAATGAAGTCTTATAAAGCTCAGTATCTGCAACGACTTCGGTAGCTTCTTTAGGTTCTTCAATTACTGGTGGTGCTTTTGGTGCTTCTTGCTGAATGACTTCCTTTTCTTTTTCAGCTGCCTCAATCTGATTTTCTCGCTCAATTGCAATGTTTACTGAAGAGATGGCAGCGTTTAAATCTAAGCTCATTTGATATTGAGCTAATACACGCTCTTTGTGCTGTAATGTCTTAATTGTCCCAATATCAGAGCTAATTTGATTGATGCGAGCGCCAATTTGCTCTTTGATTGATTTATCGCTTGCTGATCTGGTGATTTTCAATCCAAGTTGCTCAAACTTCACAAAATCAAATGGATTATTCTCAGAAAAGAACGCTTTTAAGCCATCGATTTTCTCGTTTAAAATGCCTGACTCAACTGTTGTGATCTTGCTCTTCAATTGGTCGTCAGCATTTTTGAAGTTAATAGTGATGAATGATTTATATTGCGCTTCAAAATCTTCATACGGCTTCAAAACAGTGTCTTTGATAAACTTGCGACGATCTTCAAAGTCTTTGAATTGATTATTTAATGCCGCCCTTATTGATTTCAAAACAGATAGATTAGCCTCTGTTGCTTCGATGCTATCAATGCCAATGCTAGCAATTTTTTCTTTAACTAATTCACCAATACATTCAAGCTTTGAGTACTCAATAATTGGCTTCTGCGCAATTGTGGGCAAGTTTTGACTTAATGCTTCATTCATAACTAATCCCCTAATAAAGCTTCTAAATCTTCGATAACATCGCCAAGGGTGTCAGCGATCGTTGTTAAATATGTTTTCGCACAGTTGTCAGTTGCTTGTTCTGCCATCTCTTTACGCTCTCTTTGTGTGGCTTTATACGTTTCAATCATGATTAGTACCCCAATGCCTTCAGAATTGAACGCTCAGTTCTAAAAACTTTGTAGAGCGTATCCGTTGATTGATAGACCTCTTTGCCATTAATAACTTTGTAGATATCAAATGTTGTTGTTTTACCGTCGTTGGTGATGTTTTTGATTTTGATCATGATATTTCCTTGATTACTCATAAAGTTTTTTACACTCTGAGCAAAGGCATCTTTCTATGTAGCCTTCCTCGTCAATCTCGGCTCTGTACTCTGGTACATCTGCGCCACACTCAACGCATTGTGGGATGTCATAGTACGGGTCACCATAATTCGGATGTATTTCAAAATTCATTGCTTCACCTCACAATTTTTTGCGTATCCATTGCGAAACCACCAAATTCCATCTGAGAAACCAGTTACCATTTCTGGGGCAACATGCTTGCCATTGCAGATCAGTAGTTTTTTGCCTGTTTGGATGTCCTTTAATAGGGCATCATCAAAGGCAAAGTGAAAAGCTATGGCAGTAAGGGCTGGAATTATTAGGTACTTCATAATTCACCTCGTTGTTTCTTATTACAAGATAAATTATTACTTATGTAACATTATGTGTCAATACTTATGTAACAATTTAATATAATTATTTTGAGTTTTAGTGCGTTTATGTAACAAAAATAATTACTTATGAGGTGGTTTTTTTATAGAGTAATTGTTATTTTATGTATTTCGGGTAATAAAAAACCACCCGAAGGTGGCCTGATTTAGCTCGCAGTCTTTATTTTTCATTGATTGCCGTGGAGATTTTGAAAGACTCTAGTGCTTTCTGATAAACATCTTTATCCAAGCCCTTTTTTACTTGCCCTGAAAGATACTTTGGAAGCTTGGATGTGATATATGTACTTTCAAACCAATTCCTAAACATTCCAAGCGCTTCGTTAGGGTAGCAATACGCCATTTGTGGATTGCTTTTAGATTGAGGGTAATACAATGGGTATTCATGAGAATATCTTTTTCTCACACCATACTGACTGTCCATATCATTATCCAACCAAAACCTACCCCATGCTTGACCTACAGATATATCTGGAACGACCTTATCGCTTATCATAATTCCATTTCTTATCATGGGAACAATCATCGAAGCGATTTCATTAAATATACTAAAATATCCGTGTTCAACTGCATTTAGAGTCAAATCAACCCTATCATGAAAGTGTTTCCAGCTATTAATTATGCTCTGCTCTGGGTTATATCCAGTTGCACTATAAACAAGCTGAGCCAGCCCGAGCTTTGCAAGATTTCTATAGGCTTTTAAAGCCTGGGGTTTTGGATCGCTTGATTCAAAAGCATAATATTCCAGTATGGCCATACATACAGGTTCGGTATATGCATTCACTTCATGCCCATGGTATTCTGCTTTAACAAATAAGGTGTCAACCTCCCGTCCGGACATCTTTAGCAGTTGATCAATAGCCTTACCCCTAGGCTTTAGTCTTTGCGCGCCCCAGTCAAAACTTATTTCTCGCAAAGTCTTTCTATCTATACCACACATTCTTGCTAGTCCATTTTCAGAAAGATACGGTATGCCGCTTTCCAGCACACCCATTTCAATATCATCATACTCTATTTGAGTTTCAACATGGAGAAGTTCAAGTTGGTAGGGTGTGGGTGAATCGCCATTTTTTGAGTCTAACATATTGTTATTTATTGATTCTTGGTTGTGGGTATGGTTATTCTTATTAGACAAAATTTCCTCCTAATTTATTTGAAATAATATATATAATTAGCGACTCAGTGGGCGCAGCGATGGCGTGGGATTACATATCCACCCACTTACCAATAACTACGCCACAAATGGTTGCATTACCATTTACTTTGATGATCTTATCAGGCCAGTTTGGATTTAGTGGTTGTAGATATTTTTCACCATTTTCAATAATTAATTGTTTGAAGGTCGCGGTAATATCATCATCTAAACGAACAACAACGCAAGATTTATTCTCTGCTGATTTTTCAGGATCAACAAAAATAATATCACCATCTTCAAAGCTAGGTTTGCCATTCGGATTATACATACTGATACCAGATACACGTAATGCGTATGTGTTTTTACTATGACCTACAGGACATGGCAACCAACGAATAGCATCATCTGGTAATAGTGATTCTATATTGCACCAACTTCCAGCAGCGACCCAAGATATAACAGGGATCATACCTTTTATATCTGGAGCCTCAGATAATGAGGAGTCTAGTTTCGGTGTAGCTGTCACATCTTTGACATTTTCACCTTTGAGCCATTCAGCTGAGACATCTAGTGCATTGGCGATCTCAACTAAAAACTTAGAGCTTTCATTACGACCGTTTTCTAAGAATGTAATAGTCGACGTGGAAACCCCTGCCTTTTCTGCTAGGGCTTCTCTAGAATATCTTTTTGCTTTTCTAGCTTGGTATAAACGATCTTTTAACATAATAAATCTCCTTGTATTAATATGTAATTTAGTTACTTTTGTAACACAAGGCAATATACAAAAGTAACGAATAATATTACATAAGTATTGACAAAATTAATTACATAAGTAACAATTTCACTGTTTTAAATATGTGTGAGATTGCATATGAGCGACATGATAGATTTGATTATTAAAAAGGCTGGTGGAGCCACAGAGTTGGCTAAAAAACTAGACATTACTCGACCAGCAGTACTTCATTGGAAAGCTAGGGGATATAAAGTTCCACCTATAAAACACGCTTTCAAAATTGAAAATATTACAGGCATTCCAAAAGAAGAAATTTGGACTGATTATTTCAATTCAAAACCACAGAACATTACCAATGATGGTTTAGAGGGGTGATTTCTAATGGCTACGAATTTAGATTACATCTGGTTGCATCTATTCAACGGTAACAGATTAAGTGATCGCCAAGCAATGGTTCAATTTGCTTATGGCGCATTTCGTTCTCGCGTATCTGAAAAACGTTATGAATATCACATTCAAGACGAGTTTGTAACGATTCATCCACAGGGTTCTGTTGTTCGATACAAGGAATACTGGATCTGTCCGAAATTCTTGCGTACTAAGCAAGCTCAACGTATCAGAGAAGAGTTAATGAAAAAAACTCATGGGAGAAGATCATGAGACTAATTTCTTATATCAATAATCAAAAATGGATTGAGGGGTAGTCCATATGAGCATGATGTTAATGGTCAAGGCAATGCAAATAAAAGTTGGTAATCCATTACGGAAGTTAGTTCTTTTAAAGCTTGCCGATAACGCGAGTGACACTGGTGAGTGTTGGCCAAGCCATCAAAATATTGCTGATCAATGTGAAATTAGCAAAAGATCTGTGATTAATCATATCGACGCATTGGTCGAAATGGGTCTTTTGCGTGTTGAAAATCGCATTAAAAACAATGAGAAGCAATCAAATATCTATTACTTAACTTTGGATGGTCATCCACTGGCTGAGGAACCAAAAAAGGGTAGTGCAGGAGATTCACTACCTAGTGCAACAGATGCACTACCTAGTGCAGGAGCTGCACTACCTAGTGCAGGAGCTGCACAAGGGGGTAGTGCAGGAGCTGCACATAGAACCAGTCACTCTTTTGAACCTATTAGTAGTGGTAGTAGTAATAACCTACCAGAAAATGCTCATCAGCAAATCATCGACAAATGGAACGCTTCTGGCTTTGTTCAAATCAAAGCTATTGTTTCAGGCAGTCAACGCGAAAAGTTATTAAAAGCTCGCATTAAAGAATTTTCACTTGAGCAAGTTCTCGAGGCGATTGATATCGCCAATCAATCAGAATTTTTAAAAGGCGGTGGATCTAAGGGCTGGGTAATGGATTTCACTTGGTTTTTACGTCCAAACAATTTCATCAAAGTTTATGAAAACAAATATGCCAATCGTCCAGTAGCAGAAGGAGTTAATCATGCAACCCATTCAAGCAATCCAAACCGTAAATTGTCAGCCGTTGAACGAGTACGAATTGCAAATGAGAGAGCAAGAGCGCAAAGAGCAGCGCAGAATTCAGGCGCTCGAGCAAATCTGGGAGTTTATGAGCCAAATGTACGGTGAGCTTTGGACTAACTCATTTGGTGAGATTGCTAGCGAAAATATGGCATGGAAAGCAGGATTATCAGGTTTAACGGCTAAACAGGTGATGATGGGATTAGAAAAAGTGGCACAAAGTGGCAAAACATTTCCGCCAACGTTACCCGAGTTTTTAGCGTACTGCAAAGATGAACGTTTTGATTTTGATGTGATGTATCAAACGTGTGTTTATTGGTCATCGGAATCCGCATTGAAGCAATTGGGGCTCAAACGAAGTAGAGAAGCATTATTCATCATGAGCATGATTGGTGGTGAGATCCAAAGCGCTACACAAGCTAAGGCTGAAATGCTTGTGCGAAAAGGCATTGCTGCACTAGAGAAGCATTTGAATGCTGGTGGTCAATTGCCAGAATTTGCTGTTGAGATTGAACACAAGCCGTTGCCAAAGCAGGGCTTTAGCTTAACTGAATTTATGCGCATTGCAGCAAATACCCCAATAACGAATTAATAATTGATTTTGAAAAACGTATGTAGAGGCAAAAATGATAGAGGTAACAAGCTTACAGCAATTATCAGACATCAAAGATGCAATCATCATATTCACAAACGATTCTGATAGTTCGGATGTATTGAAAGATAAATTGGACGGTATAGATGGGGTCTTTAATGTCGATATAACGCACGAAATAGGCTCAAAATTAAAAGAAATCTATGGCGTTGGACATATCCCAAGCGCCGTGTTTTATAAGGCTGGAAAAGCGTCAAATTTGTTTAACGGTGTCGCAGCAATTATGAGGAGAGTACATGGCTAGATTTTACGTGAAAAACAATGCGATTTTGCAACGTGTGATTGCTTATATTCGCGATATTCAGTCTAAGGATGGTGTTCCTATGGTTAATATTTCAAATCGCAAAGAAGATCGCAGTCATGCGCAAAATCGCTTAATGCATAAGTGGTTTAAGGATATTCATAATATGACACAAGCTGGCATTGAATATGAAGCAGGGCGTTGTAAATACGCATACTTCTTGCCCATTATGGCCACTAGCGATAATGAAGATGCCGTTGAAGCTTATGAATTGATCAAGGAAATAGAGAAGTTACGTGGGTATGAATACACGTGTAAAGCACTTGGTCAAAGTCTTTTGCCTTCTAGTCGACTTTTAAGTACTAAAGAATTTGCCCAAGCTTTAACTGAGATGCAACAAGGGGAATGGGAACATTGTTTAACTGATCCAAGCTTATACGGGTTGAATTTAAGAGATGGATTATAAGCGGTGAGGAAGATGGATGACTAAAGAAGAAAAAAGACATTTAGCAAAAGTCGCCGCTTTAGGTTGTATTGTCTGCCGTAATGAAGGTTTTGGAAGAACAGCAGCAGAAATTCATCATGTCAGAAACGGACAGGGAATGTCGCAAAGAGCCAGTAACTTTGAAGTGATTCCATTATGCCATGCTCACCATCGAACAGGTGGGCATGGCATTGCTTTTCATGCGGGCAAACAGGCTTTTGAAAGTAAATATGGTACTGAGCGTGAATTGTTAGCACAGGTCAACCAATTGCTTAATCAGGGATAACTCAAGATGAAAGTAATGATTGGAATTGATGTGGGTAAAAAAACAGGTTTTGCTTTATCACTGGGTGGCAAGTTGTCAGAGGTTAAGTCATATAGGTTTTGGGATGCGGTGATGGCTGTAAAGAGCTTGTTTGAACGTTATAAGCAAGATAATCAAATTGACTTCAAAGTTTATGTGGAAGATCCAAGATTGCGTACATGGTTTGGTTCAGATGAGAAGAAAGTGCAAGCCGCTCGTATGGGTGTCGGCAGTGTTAAACGAGATGCTGAATTGTGGGAAGAGTTTTTGCAGCGTGAGCAAATTCCCTATGAATTGATCGCACCTAAATATAACCGCACAAAATTATCACACGAACAATTTATTAGGTTTACAGGTTGGACTAATAGAACAAATGAACATGGCCGTGATGCCGCAATGCTAATTTATGGGAGACAATAAGTGATTGAGCATGGAGTGATTAAAAAAGGTGGAGAAGTTGTTGGGTATCGCACGCCAAAGAGTGAATTATTTATTGAACAGCAACGTCAAAAGGTTGAAGAAAGAAAATCTAATAGAGAAATGTTAAAGCTTGCTGATCATGCTTTGGAGGCATGGGCAAGGTGGCGATTAACGAGTATAGGCTATGGAAATTCTCCATTAGCTGGTCAGGATATGCCAAAAATGCCAACAGGATCTATGCCGCCGATTGGGTGTAGAGAAGCACCAGAAATAGTATTGAAGACAATTAAAGTTATGAGAGCTATGTTTGATGGGGCAGCAGCGGATAAAAGATATGCGAGATTCTTATACGAGGTATATATGGGCAGGCAGAACAATGAAACTATTCAGCAAGTAATTGAGAGATTACAACTCAATATCAGTACACGATCTTCAAAACGTGCAATTCTAAGATTTGCAACACTATTTTCTCGGTAAATAAAAACCCCCTGATATGGGGGCTTTTTACCTCTGTTTATATTAAACAGAAATCATATTGATTGCAGTAATTATAAATATAGCGAAAGGAAAAATAATTGCAAATATTGTTTACATTATATTTTTTTGATTGGTGTATATGGGCTCACTTGACACAGGCAGCAAAAATTTCCTAATATTTAAAGCTGATGCTATCTCTACTAAGCATAAATAAATCTTTGCAGTTTTATAAGAAGCCTCTTCAATAGATATTGGAGAGGCTTTTTTCATGACTAGGTTTTATAACTTTTTGCAAATTGGCACTTTTATGTTAATATAACACCATGGTCAAAAATTGTACCTATCAGATTTTGATCGAAATAAATTCTTAGAAAGATCGCCGCGGCGGTCTTTTTTTATGTCAGCTATATTTTATGACTATCTGCCATAGCAGGAAATGTGATTAAGGGATGGCGTTATTAATAGTATTGGTATCATAAAGAATGATACACCCAAGGCTTATTGGGCTAGAGTCTTTACTGTCATAAGATGAGATGATGGTATATTTTTCAATAGCGTCCTTATATAGACTTTCAATGTGGGCATAAGTCTCGTTTTTAAAATTTATAGAAGATTGTATTTTTTTAGATTCATTCATGATGTTCGTGTTTATATCCGAATATTTTATGCTGTTACTTAAACAGCCATGAAAGCCCCAAAGACTCATTTTATATTGGCTGTCATTTAGGTCTTTAGAAGATGCCTTAGTGTTTTTATGGGCAGGGGATATGAAAAAATTATTCATTTGTTCATAGTAAATGTAGCTATCAAAAGAGTTAATAAGTAATTGATAATCTTTACTATGATAGATGGACAGACAGATGTTGATTTTCTCGATATCATTAACTGTATTAGGATATTTAGCAACAGTTTTGTTTATATATGGATATATCTTGTCTCTGTATATATCGCGTATATCTTCACTGTTAGTATAGAGTCCTTGATTAAAAAAATATGATTTTGATTTGCTAAATAATAATTTAAGGTCTTTATCTTCTACCAATGAGGATATACAGCCTGAAAGCCCTTCTTTCTTTAAAAATGTTCTGGCATATTCTTTAAACTCTAATTCCTTATCATCATAAGATAGGTTGGTTTCAGAACAAGCAAAATTAATGGTAGAAAGAATCAAAATAATAGCTTTTGTATTCATGGCGTTAATCCTAATATTACACGTAGGTAATTTTTACATTTTCAGTGAGATTTTATTAAAATTTAAATGAATATTAGGCAAGTTTGATACTAGTGCCTATGTTAACTAATATTGATGTTTGATTTGGAATTATTAATTAGCCCCATAATCGGGGCTTTTTATTAGGTTATTTTCGCATATATTCGATTGCTGCTTTAGCGAGAAAATTTGAGCGGTTATCATGAGTTTTTGCAACATACACATCCACTTGCCTAAGTATATTTTTAGACCAGCTAACATTAAATCGTTCAGGCTTTAAGGTGTATTGCGATATATCAATATCTACAGATACAAGAAAGCCATCTTGATAATCAGGATTGGTTCTTAACTCATCTAAAGTTGGATTGAGTACAACAGGCTCTAAACCATCTTCAAGTAAACCTTCCAAATGAAACAAAATGGCTTCTTTAGAATTAGCTACAGCCTCTTCTAATGTATCGCCAGCAGAAAAACAACCTTCTAATGCTGGCACAGTTACACCGTACGCACTGTCGTTGTCTTTGTGTACTACTAAATGAAATAACATTTTACATTCTCCATTATGTGAGATTTGAATAGCCTGAAAAGGCGGGTTATAAGCCCGCTTGTTTCAGTATTGATTTGACTGTTCCTTTCGGTAGGTCTTTTTTAGGATGAGGAATTGTTACTCTTCCTGTTTTGGTTGGATGTTTGAATTGATTGTGTGAACCTTTTGTTGCTACTAAGTACCACCCATCTTCTTCAATCATCTTAATCAAGTCTTTGCTATTCATTTTCTCCTCTGCCTCTAAATCATGTGTGTATTATTACACACTAAGATATTATTTTCAACATTTACACACACAAAGTATTATGAATTTTAAATTAAGCAATAAATCAAAAAGCAAGCTCATTGGCGTTCATCCTGATTTGGTTGCAGTAGTAAATCGGGCGATTGAATTAACAACTCAAGACTTTACGGTATTTGAAGGTGTTCGCACGATTACACAACAAAAGTTGAACTATCAGAAAGGTACATCAACCACATTGCATGGTTCACGTCATTTAATAGGCAAAGATGGCTATGCTCATGCTGTTGATTTGGTGCCGTACATCAATGGCCAATTAAAATGGGATTGGGAGGCTTGTTACAAGATCGCTGAAGCAGTAAAGCAAGCATCGAGTGAATTGAATATCCCAATTCGTTGGGGTGGTGTATGGAATCAAAACCTAGCAAACATCACAGGCACAACGAAGCAAGCACAACAAAAATATGTTGATACACGCATGAAGAATGGCCAAAGAGCTTTTGCAGATGGTCCACATTTTGAGTTGCCAGTATCAGTCAAATATCCACAGTTTTAAATTGATATGTAATATTACTAATCAGGGTTACGCGGTAGCTATATCTTATATTTTTGTTATATTAGAAAATCGAATAACAAAATAAGGACATATCTATGACAATTCTTAATTTAACGGCTGCTGCCCAATATGACGATTGGAAAGGGGAAGTAGCACTTGATAATGCTGATACAAATAGTATTTATAATTTTGTAAAGAATAGTGAACAATGGAATGATGGTGATTTGTTGTTTGGCTATGAATTATTTATGCATCCTACAGGGTCATCTGCTGATGGGAACGTAGCTGTTGGTTTCTATGTAGGTCCAGATACAAGCAATATTAGAAAGATAACCATAGAGATAGATATTATGGATTTTTTACGGTTATTCAAGAGAATAAGTATTGTTGCTGAGAGCCGTTATAAAAAATAGGCTATATCAGCTTTATTTTTGAGGCGCATATTAATATGCGCTTTTTTATTATTTAAAAGTTATTGCAATCAATGAGTTAGATTGTTATGAAAGTAAATGAACTATTCACAAATGACAATGGGCGATTGAGTACGACAAATACTATTCAGATGATGAGTGCGATTACGTTATGTGGTGGATTCTTTGCTGCAATGTTTTTTGATTTGCATGTACCAAGTGAACTTGCATTTATTATTGCCAGCATGGCGACCTTAACAGCTACATCAAAAGGATTAGTGACGATGCGCAAGGATAAAGATCATGAAAAAGATTAAAAATATATTCATTGCTGCATTAGGGGTGATTATTGCTTTTCTTTATATTGTTTTGCAATCGAAGAACCGTAAGATTCAGCAACAGGATCTAGAGATTAAACAGCATAAAAGTAAGAATGAAGAGCTCACATTCATTAACAATAAAGAGCAAGAAAGTAAAAATGATCAAGACAAAATTAATATTACTTCTGAGCATGACATTGACAGCATGCTCGAGCAAAGTAAGGCATATCGAGATTGATTACGCGGCGATTAATTGTGCGGGGTGGGAACGCGGCTCTATCAGTCGCAAAGATCAATTAACATTGGAAACAAAAAGATGGATTCTATCGCACATTATTAAATACGATAGAGATTGTAAACGTCCTACGGCCTAGATAAGGAAGCCGCTAATGGATAATAAAGTCAATTTTGAAACATGGTTACATAACAAAACAACTGTTGTTGCTGGCTTTCTAGGCAGTGCATTGTTGAGCTTTGCCATTTGGGTATTTAGCCAAGTTTACGGGCAAAGTGTTAAACATCTTGAAAGCATTGATAATAAGTTTGACATGCTGACCAAAGATATTATTGCGATCAAGCTTCAAGACAGTGCGAACACAATCACAATTAATATGCTTAAAAATGATGTGCTCGATCTCAAGACCGTGAATAAAGAAGTGCTGGGGCGTCTTGGATCACTTGAGAAGTCTAGCGTACAGCACGAGCAACAACTAAGGCAGTTAAGTAAATAAGGATTAATTATGGCGGCTGAAAATAAAGTTGGTCGTCCAACTAAGTACAAGCATGAGTATTGTGAGCTCGCTTTTAATTATTGTTTGTTAGGTGCAACAGATGCAGATTTAGCACGCTTCTTTAATGTTGATGAATCAACCATCAACAGATGGAAACTTGAGCATGAAGAATTTTGCGAGTCCGTAAAAAAAGGGAAGCTAGATGCCGATGCGTTGGTTGCTAAATCTCTTTTTCAAAGAGCCATTGGATATCAGTATATAGAGACCAAGAATGAAATGTCTGAACAAGGCATGAAAAAGACTGTAACGACAAAAGAAGCAATGCCAGATACGACGGCGCAGATATTTTGGCTCAAGAATAGACAGCCAAACAAATGGCGAGATAAGCCTGTTGCGGTTAGTGAAGAGTTAGATGCCACACCCGTTAAAATTGTTGTAAATGTTCAAGATGCAAGAAAGCAAGACGATAAGCCCGAAACTTAATGTGCCACAAGCCAAGTTTATTGCGTTAGATAAAAAGTTTAAAGCATTTGTCGCTGGCTTTGGTAGTGGTAAAACGTGGGTAGGTTGCGCAGGCATTGCAAAGCATATGTGGGAATACCCGAAAATTAATGCGGGTTATTTCGCGCCAACATTCCCTCAAATTAGAGACATCTTTTATCAAACGATGGAGGAAGTCGCATTTCATTGGGGTTTATCTGTAGATATTAAAACATCGGACAAGGAGCTTCATTTTTATAATGGGGCTACCTATCGCGGTGTTTGTATATGTCGATCAATGGATAATCCATCTTCAATTGTTGGATTTAAAATTGGCCATGCGATGGTTGATGAAATCGACATTTTGAAACAAGATAAAGCCACTTTAGCGTGGCGTAAGATCATCGCACGTATGAGATATAAAGTGGAAGGTTTGCGCAATGGTATTGATGTCACAACGACACCTGAAGGCTTCAATTTTGTATATGAGCAATTTGTTAAGTCTGTGCGAGAGAATCCAAAGCTAGAGGCATTATATGGCTTGGTGCAAGCCAGTACATATGACAATGAAAAGAATCTACCTGATGGATATATAGAATCGCTTTATGAGTCATATCCAAGACAGCTAATCGAAGCTTATTTAAATGGCCGCTTTGTCAATCTAACGAGTGGCACGATTTATAGCAATTTTGACCGTAAATTAAATCATTCTGATGCAGAGTTAAAATCAGGTGAGCCATTGCATATTGGTATGGACTTTAACGTTTTACAAATGGCTGCGGTTGTATATGTGATACGTGATGGAAATCCAATAGCGATTGATGAATTAACAGAAGTCAGAGATACACCAACGATGGCGTATTTGCTTAAAGAGCGTTATCCCAATCGCGCCATTCGAATTTATCCTGATGCTAGTGGCCATAACACTAGTTCTAAAAATGCCAGTGACTCTGATCTAAGCATTTTAAAAGAAGCGGGTTTTACTTTAGTGGTTGATACGACGAACCCAAGGGTCAAAGACAGAATTATGGCGATGCAAGCAATGTTATTGAATGGTGAAGGTAAGCGCCGCCTGTTAGTGAATACACATCGATGCCCAAAATTTACAGAAGGATTAGAGCAGCAAGTCTATGACAAGCATGGAGAGCCTGATAAAAGCTCAGGTGTGGATCATGTGAATGATGCAGGTACATATCCGATCATCAAATTATTTCCTATTGTTAAACGTCAATTAAGACACTCTTCAATGCCATTCTAGGGGTAGTAATGAAAATAGATAGCATTTCCAATGAAATGAAAGAGTTTCATGAGAAAATTAAGCCGATTCAGGCTTTATTGGGCGGTACTGAAGCAATGAGAGCCGCTAAGCAAACATATTTGCCAAAGTTCAAGTCTGAAACGGCGCAAGATTATAATGCGAGATTGGCTGTCGCAACATTGACACCATATTTTGAAGATACGATTAAGTCTATGGCGGGGCGTGTTTTCCACAAGCAATTTGCATTAGATGATGTTCATGATGAGGTGCGCGAATTTGTAGAAGACTTTAATGGCTCTGGCAAAAGTATGAGTGGCATCTTTGAATCAGTCTTTTTTGAGTCATTGGGATATTCTAGATCGTATGTAGTCATTGATTACACATTGACAGAACAAGCGAAAACACGTGAAGAAGAGAAGAATTTAAATGCGCGTCCATATGCGTTTAAAGTTAGTCCTGATCAAGTGTTAGATATTCGCAAATCTAATGGCGGTATTGTGTTATTTAAGTACATTCATACTGTGATTGATGAAGAACAGACCAATGATTTTGAGATTAAGTATCAGGATGAAATTGTTCTCATGACACCAGCACGCACTAGATTTTATAGAAAGCTTTCTGGTAATGATTGGACATTGGTTAAAGATGTCGAGATTAGAGTGGGCAATAAAGCTTATGACCATGTATTTGTAGAAGAACTGAAACTTGCTAAGAAACCACCGCTTTCTAACTTAGCAGAGTTGAATATTAAACATTGGCAATCACAATCAGAGCAAGACAATATTCTCAGTAAAGCAAGAATGCCCATTTTGAAAATGATGGGTGTTGATCAGCCAGCTTCCGAGGATGAACTCATTATTGCAGGCGCACTATTTTTACCATTGGGTGGCGATGCTAGTTACATTGAGCATTCAGGTGCGGCGATTAAAGCGGGGCAAGAAGCATTGAATAAGCTAGAAGAGCAAATGGCTGTTGCAGGTTCAAAATTGCTCATGCGAACTAAGATGGCATTGACTGATAGCCAAACTAAGAATGAAAGTAAAAAAGAGGTCAGTGAGTTGATGTTATATAGCTTAAAGCTCAATGATTTTATGAATCATGTCTTAGATAAATTTGGATTGTGGCTAGGTTTAGACGATGCAGGTTCGATAGATATCACGGATAATTTACAGAAAACGATTGAATCAGAAATATCTATTAGCGAGCTCATTCAGTCTGTGAATCATGCAATTATCTCTAAGAAGTCAGTCTTTGAAGCAATGGTGGCGTGGAATGCCATTACAGATAATCGTACCTTTGAAGAAGAACAAGAACAGATTGCATTAGAACAAATTAGTGAAATCGCCGCTCCAATGGCTTAATGATTATGAAAGAGTTTAGTTATTCAGAGCTCACAATGATGTTGTGTGAGTTTAATATCAATATTTTTCGTTATGATGCTTATGTTCGTTCAGTCGTTTTTAAGCATTTAGATCAGGTTCAAAAAGATCTCATTGCTCGTATTATGATTGATGATCTAGAGTCTATCTCTAAACGAGATATTCAACGATTAGTCAGAGATATTAAAACGATCATTACGGATGAATATGAACGTATTCTTGTGTATTTATCCGAAACGAATCAGCAATTTTATATTGCGTCTCATCATATTGAAGCGCAAATATACAATACATGGTTAGGTGCGAAAGTCTTTAGTTATTTGCCTAACTATAAATTAGATGCCATTCGATATGCGCCTTTGTTTGAAGGTAGAGATATCAAAGATTGGTGGATCAAACAGTCTGAAGATCTAAAATTCAAGGTGGAATCAATCATTAGAAATGGCAATGTATTGGCTGAAACGCCGCAAGCCATATCTAAACAGATTCGTGATCAAATCAATATTGTAAAACGCCATGCTGATTCGATTGTGAGAACTGCGAATGCGGCGATTGCTAATGATGCTTTAGAACGTCTCATTGACCACAATACAGATTTAATCTCTGCTAAGCAGCATATCAGTACATTAGATGGTAATACGAGCGATGTGTGTAAGGCGCGAGATCTAAAAAAATGGACAGTAGACAATCGTCCAATTGGCCATAAGATGCCATTTAGAAAGCCGCCATTACATTTTAGATGTCGTTCTATTATTCGGCTTTTATTACAAGATCAAGTGGTATCGACAAGAGCTTCACAATTTGGGCAGGTGAATGAGCAAATAGATTATTCATCATGGCTAAAAACTCAAACTCAAGAGTATCAAATATCAGTACTGGGGGAACAAAAAGCAAAATGGTTTAGAGAAGGGAAATTGACGATTGGAATGATGCTTGATCAGAATGATCGACCTTTAACGATCAAGCAGTTAAAAAAGATATATAACTTATAGTTATACAAGCTCACGAAAGTGGGCTTTTTTATTAGATAAATTTTATTAACAGAGCGAGATGCTCCATTGATGCGAGAAGCAAATTATGTGGAAAACAGATGAAAACGGCAATTTAGTTGTAGTGGATGGTAATCCTGTGGTGATCACAGCAGATGGTAAAGAAGAGCCTTTCTCTTTGGAATCAAATAAACAATACATCGAAAGTTTAAAAGCTGAAGCAATCAGTCATCGCCAAAAGGGTAATGGTTATAAAGAGCAGTTAAAAGCCTTCGAGGGTATTGATCCTAACAAAGCGCGTGAAGCTCTTGAGAAAGTGAAGGCATTTAGTGAAAAAGATCTAATTGATGTAGGGAAGGTTGAAGAAATCAAAGCAGAGATGAAGCGAGTACATGATGCTCAGTTGAATGAAGCGATTTCTAAAGCTGAACAGTATAAGCAACAGATGCAGTCATATATCATTGGGCAAAAGTTTAGTGAGTCACAATTTATTGCTGACAAACTGAATATTCCATCAGATATGGCACGCGAATTCTTTGGTAAGCACTTTACCGTTGATGAACGCAATAATGTCATTGCATTACATGATCCTTCAAACCTTGACAGTATTGTGTATTCAGAAGCCAATGCAGGTGAACCAGCCTCTTTTGATGAGGCATTAGCAAAGTTTATTAATGCGTATCAATACAAAGATAAGATCCTAAAAAGTAACGGTAATCAGGGCTCTAATACATCAAATACGGGTAAAGCTCCAAATGGTATGAAACGTTCAGATATGACGCCTTTAGAGCGAGCAAAATACATTCAAGAACACGGATCTGAAAATTATTTAAAACTTCAAAAATAAGGGTAATTTATGGCAACAACAGTCAACAAAGATATGATTATCTATAATGAAACAGCACAGACCTCATTCTTAGAGCGACGTCAAGATAATATTGATGTCTTTAACAACTCTTCGAATGGTGCAATTATCTTAGAAAATGAGATCATTCAAGGTGATTTTTCACAGTCTGCTTTTTATACGGTGGGCGGTGAAATGAAGCATCGTGATGTGAACTCAACCGATAAAGTCACCGCCAATAAAATTGGAATGAGTGAGCAAGTGGGTGTGAAAGTGCCATATAAGTATGGTCCTTATGCCTCTACAGAAGAAGCATTTAAGCGCCGCGCTCGTAGTCCTGAAGAGTTCGCCTATCTCATTGGCCAAGATTTAGCGGATGCAACAAGTGCGGGGCATTTAGAATATGCTTTAGGTGCATTAACAGGGGCGATTCTCAGCAATTCTGATATGAATGTTAATGGCAATATTGCCGTTGATGGTCGTAAAGCATTAACGCGAGCCATGCGAACTTTTGGTGATAAATTTTCGCGTGTCGCTTTGTGGGTTATGAACTCAGATACCTACTTTGACATCATTGATGATGCTTTAACGAATCAAATTTATTCCGAAAGTGGGGTAGTGATTTACGGTGGTGTACCTGGAACACTTGGTAAACCAGTTTTAGTCACGGACACGATTGATCCCAAATTGTCATTTGGTTTACAACGTGGTGCAGTACGAATTCGTGAGTCACAATTACCAAGTTTTCGCCTATATGACATTAATGATGAAGAGAATATGGCAATGGGTGCGCGTGCTGAAGGTGCATTTAATATTGATATTCTTGGTTATTCATACAATAAAACAAAAGGCGAAAATCCAAACCTTGAAAAACTCAAAGCAGCGGCAAGTTGGAAGAAATATGTGGCCAGCAATAAATTAACAGCGGGTGTACTCATTAATCTCAGTAAGGATGAAAAAAGTAAACCTGATGGTATCGGTGGTTAAGCATATTAACTAAGGCGGCGATTGTGCCGCCTTTTTCTTGAGAAGTAAAAATGGAATATGTCACAACACAGTATGCGGATGCTTATCACTCAAAACGTATGACAGCTGAACGATGGAATATGTATTCAGAAGATGAAAAAGCTAAACGTTTAGTTTCATCCATTGATTTTATCGAGGCAAATTTTCGTTTTCAGCATGAAATATGGGAACAAGTAGAAATACCCGAGCAACTCAAAAAAGCAATTTGTGAAGTTGCAGTATCCGATGAATTGATCATTGCACGATCACGAACACAAAACAGCATTAAAATTGATGTGATTCAAGTAGAGTACAAAATTGACTCGTCCGCATATCAGATTGAATTTGATCGTATTAAAATTATGCTGAAAGGCTTATTGATGCCTGAACAACGTTTATTCATGAGAGTATCACGATGAATTATCAGGAAATTCAAAATATTGTTAATGAGTTATTACCCGAGTTTGGTATTGAATGTACAGCGACAATTAGAATTGCGGGTAAATATGATCCTAAGACAGGGCTGTCAGGCACTGAAAAGACCACGAATGGACAAGCAATCATCACAAATATTGATATGAGATATAGTGGGCAAAATAATTTGATAGAAGTTGGGGATCAGTGGTTATTAGCAACAGCATCGCTAGATCTACAAGTGGGATCAGTTGTTCATATTGATGGCAAAAAATATCAAGTGATTGCCCCTAATCCAATTAAGATGGCCAAACATACAATTTTATATAAAGCACATGTTAGAAAAGTTTAAGCCCTATTTTCATAGGGCTTTATATTGTTCTGCCTCTCGGCAGTACCTGGGTTCAGTGTATAAGTTTTATGCCTATAGGCAATGAGATTATGCGTATACCAACTTCAGTTGGTGAAATTATTCTACTAATCGTAAAAATAAAATCAAGATCACAATATTGATTCTAATCAATATGATACTTTTATTTCTTAGAGTGAAATCATGAGTATTAAAGATAAAATTGCTCAAAGAAAAAATGAGCTATTTTTGGAAATTAAGGGAAATATTAGAAACGCCGCATATACGGCATTTACAAAAATACAGACAAAAACGCCCGTTGATACAGGAGAAACTAGACGAGCATGGGCAATCGCAAAAGAATCAGATCAACATTATGTGATCACCAATCCTTTGCCGCATATTAATGTTCTTGAATACGGTTTATATCCTAATCCACCTAAAAAAGGCAGCGGTAAAACGATCAATGGCTATTCAACTCAAGCGCCTATGGGATTCGTGCGCATCTCATTAGAAGAGGTCAAAAATGAGTTTAGTTGATCTTAAACGTGAGCTTGAAACGTATGTGATGAATTTTGCTGAACGTCACACAATGAATTGCAGTTTTGAAAACTCACATATAGAAAATAAGGGCGATTATTTAGAGTGTTTCTTTTTGCCTATATCGCCGTTTATTTCGACGTTTGAACACGCATCTTATCAGTATATTTTTCAAGTTAATTTTTATGTTGATCAAGGAGTGGGTGCAGTTAATTTACATGTTCTTATAGAGGAGTTTCTTCAACCTTTTGAAGTTGGTTATTCAATCAATAATCACGCGATTGTATATAAACCAAACTCAATGTCACAAGGCATTAAAAGTGAGGGCAAATATATGATTGCTGTTTCAATCTATCTACAATTTTTTAAAGCTATTTAGGAGTATTTATGGCGACATTATCCGCTAAATCAAAAATTCAGATGAGTAAAACTAAGTGTGACAAATTGTCTGATAAAACTGAAGAAATTGAATTAATTAATATTGCATGTGATGCATCTTCTTTTTCTGTTGAAGTCGGTGAGTCTACGTCAATTGACTCAACAACATTAGATGATGATGCACCGCAATCTGAAGTCGCATTTCCTGGTGATTCTACAGCAAGTGCAACAATGTTTTATAGCTCTAAAGCTGATAGTGCATATACCGCGGTACGTGCGGCACATGAAAGTGCTGAGAAGCGATATTTTTGTTTAGTGTTTCCTGATGGTGGCAAAGAAGAATTTATTGCTAACGTCACGTCTCATAGCATTGCATTGCAGACTAAAGAAGCAATCAGCGCAAATGTATCATTTAAGATCAGTGGCAAAGTTAAGAAAACAAACGCAGGTTAATTATTGAGAGGATGACATATGAATTTGGCAGATTTTAGCAATCAAAAGTTAGACAAAGCAAAACCTTTTAACCTAGTATTTCCTGATGGCAGTGTTTCAGATGCGAAGATTTATATTAAGTCACTTAAATCAAAAGATGTAATCCGCGAAACAGATGCGATTGCCAAAAGAGCAAATCAAGCCGTGGCAAAAGGTTTAGATTATGCGATTAAGTCTGACATTGAGATGTGTTGTGCAATCATTGAAACAATAGAAGGTTTCACCATTCAAGAGGCAGATAATGTATTTGGCTTTGAAACGGATGGTGATCGCATTGTGTCTACTAAAGAGAATATTAGATTATTGATGGAAAACTTCCATTTTGCACGCCAACAAGTGGCCGCACAAGCTAATGATGATAGTTTTTTTTATCTGAATTAGAAGAAAGTGCGCGGGACTGTATTCGTTTTTATTTAAAGCCAGAGAAAAATTCTCGTAAAACACGTCACCAAATGTTGTTAGAAATGTCTGAAAACTTAGGAGAGTTAGAGGAGTTGAAGCAAGCGCCTTTAATCACTCAGTATTATCAGCACGTTTGGGATTGGTTTCTATCATTAAATCAAACACGGAATACGGTTATGGGATGGACACCCATCAGTTATACAGAAATCGCCGCTTTTTCATCATTAATGTCAATTGAAATGGATAGAGATGATATAGAGGCTTTAAGGCTCATTGATTCGATTTATCTAGATGAAATGCGCGATATTTAGAGTTAAAAAATAGCCCTGCTTTTTGACAGGGCTAAAATTAAATTATGCAACCTCATGGCAATTTTCAAGGAGACTATTGCAATGAATATTTATATTTTAGTACAAAAAATTAATTTGTGAAGATGGATTATGCTTTAAAAGCATATGGTTGTATTAGAAAGCCCTTATTAATTTAGGGCTTTTTTATGGATGAGGAAAAGGTTATGGCTGATTTAGGAATGCTCATTGATATCAGAGCAAATGGCGCGGATCAGGCATCTCGTGATATTGATCGTGTGTCTAGATCTGCTGAACAACTCGAAAATAAAGCAAAAAGCTTAGGTTACTTTTTTGATCAGCAGGGGCGATTGAGAGAAGCCAATGGTCGATTTGCAAGATCAAATGATAGTGTGGCTAATTCATTGCGTAGAATGTGCGAAGATGCTGATACAGCCTCAACAGGTATCCGTAATATTGGTACATCAGCATCACAATCCATTGTGCCAATGAATCTATTAAGCAAGGCATTGGCAGGTTTATTAACCGTACAAGCTGCAACACATGTACTGAGTTTGGCTGACACAATGACAAACCTAAATTCACAAATTAGATTTGTTACAGCCAGTCAACAAGAAGCAGAAGCTGTACAAAAACGCTTATTGGGCTTAGCAAATAGCACGCGTGCGAGCTTGGAGGCAACAGCAACGCTCTACACACGTACAGCAAGAGCAATGAAGGATTATGGTAAAACACAAACAGAAATTTTAAGATTTACAGAAGCTATCAATAATGCAATGCGTGTGGGTGGTGTTGGTGCGCAAGAGCAGGCAAGTGCCTTATTGCAGTTATCACAAGCTTTAGGATCAGGTGTTTTACAGGGGGATGAGTTTAGATCGATTGCTGAAGCTGCCCCAATTCTTTTAGACATTTTGGCAAAAAATACAGGTGTTGCGCGTGGTGAACTCAAAAAGCTAGGTTCTGAAGGTAAATTAACTGCTGAATTGCTATTTAATGCCATTTCTCAATCATATGATGAATTGAAAAAACAGGCAGCGGAAATGCCAGCCACAATTGAATCCTCAATGACAGTTGTGCGTAATAATATTATGCAATTTAGCCAAGACATATTGAATCAAACGGGTATCACACAGGGTATATCATCGACACTGTTATATGTTGCAAATAATTTGCATGTGGTTTTTGTCCCTGCTGTTTTGTTGGCTTCAGTCATGATTGGAAAAATGACAGGGGCGGTTATATCGTCAGGTGTTGCGTTTGGGCAATCGTCTTTTGCTGCTGCTAAATATCAATTTTCTTTAATTAAAGCTGCGGGTGCTTCTAATACATTGGCGGCAGCATCTACAGCGGGGACAATGGCTGTCAATGGTATGTCTCGAGCATTACAATTGGTTGGTGGTCCAGCAGGTTTAATTGGTATTGTGGCAGCAGGTTTATTATTGTTTGCGACTAATTCAGATAAAGCTAAGAAAAGTGCAGGTGATTTAGAACTTGAGCTTCAAGGTTTAGGAGCGCGTCTGAAATCCATGAATAAATCACAAAGAGAAGCTTTAGTCATTTCGTATACGGATAACCTAAAGAATTTGAAAAATGATCTTTGGCGTTTGAAAACCGATATTGCTCATGAAGAGCGTAAGCTCAAGACAATGCAAGGTGGCGGTTGGTTTGGCGGCAATGCTTCCAAATTTGATATTCAAGAGCAAGAGAAGAAGATCAAGAAAATGAAAGGGGAGGCTTCGAATTTAGCAGATGCGATTGTTAAGGTTTCAGAAAGTATTTTAAAAATTGAAAATTATTCTGAAGAATCAACTGATGGAATGAATGAGCTACAAAAGTCAGGTATAGGCGTAGCTGAAACACTCAAAGAGATCGAAGAGAAGTATCGTCAGCTTGGTATGACAGCATCGCAAGTGACATTAGCTAATTTAGTCGATATGGGCGCATCTTTAGCTGATTTTGCAAGAGCAAAGGCAATGTTAGATGAAATTGATCAAAGCAATGCATCGAAGCGTACTGCAAAACGTGGTGGAGGCACAGACCATTTTGGAGAAAAACTAAAAGCGTTATCTGATGAATTAGCAAAAGTTCAGGCTTTGAATGTAGAGATTGCTAATTTTGGACGTGAAAGTCTCTATACTTCAGCAAGAGAATTAACATTAGAATTTGCGAATCAATCGAATGCGTTATCAAAGGTATCTGAAGCACAAAAGCAAATATTGATGAATCAGGCAATGGCATTAGATAGCCAAAAGCAAATGAATGAAATTTTAAACTTTAGTCTTGATTATTCGAAACGCTTTGAGGATCTACAGTTTGAACTAGAGTTGATTGGTAAGACGAAGGAAGAAGTAGAGCGTTTAAAATTTGAACGAGAATTAGAGAATCGGGCTAAAGAAATTTCTATTGGCATGAGCCCACAAAATCTTGCATATCTTGAGGCCGAAATTCAAAAAATTAGAGAGTTACGCGATGCATATGCGAATCGACAGTCGCATCATGATCATGATATTACTGGTGGCATTAAAGATAGTTTTACAAAAACAACCAACTCTATGAAAACAGTTAGAGAGCAATTTACATCAGCCACAGATTCTATGTTTAATGGTTTGACAGATGCCATTGCTGGGTATGCCTCTGGTGCTGAACAAAGTTTCTCTGATATGACGCGTTCAGTTTTGCAAAACATTTCGAAGATGTTAATTCAGATGGCTTTATTAAATGCTGTACAAATGGCTTTTGGTGGATTCTCTGAGGGTGGTGTTGTTGGTGGGCGAGTAAAAGAATATGCTAATGGTGGTTATACGGGCGCTGGTGGAAAATATCAGCCCGCGGGCATTGTTCACAAAGGTGAAGTAGTCTTTTCACAACGAGATGTTGCTCGATTTGGTGGGGTAGCAGCAGTTGAAAGAATGAGGCTACGAGGTTATGCCAATGGCGGTATTGTGGGTGGTCGAACTATGATTGGACACGCAAACGTACACCAGCCTCAACAGATCACAATTATTGTCAATGTTGCTGAAGATGGCAGCACAGAAGTGATTGATAAAAGTGTCGGTAAAGCGATGGAAAAACACATTGAAGTGATTGTAAATAAAGTCATTGCTAGAGAGAAACGTATTGGTGGATCTTTGGCTTAGATCTGTCGCCTTATACGTTTGTATAAGGCGCATCTAAAAAGATCTAAATTCTTTACGCGCAGTACTTTCTTCTGTTTCATTATTGATGTAATCAACGGATTTATATTCTAATCCTAGCACTGTTTTAATCGCCTCTTTGTCTTCAAAAAATCCATATGATTTATATGAGATATCTATACTAGCTAAAATTGCATCAGGCTGCATTAATAAGGATGTATACTCTAGGCTTTTATATTGCCCACTAGTCATAATCGCTTCTAGGACACTATCACTGCCTTTAATAGTGCTAGGATGCCATTTCTTTGCCAATGCTGTAACTAACTCTATAAAGTCTTGGGCGATATTTAGTTTTTGTTCTGCTTGTTTAGATATATCGAGTGTATAACGTTTTTTAAATGTAATTGCTCCAACTCTATCATTGACTAAAGTCACATGAGCAGTATCAAAGAATGCGACTTCTTTTGTAATGAATCCTGTTTCTGATTTTGTAAAATTTATATCTTGAAACTCCATAGGGCAATTAACTTTAATCCCTCCTATAGATACATAGTCCATATCACAGGCATGGGAAAGAGAGAATACAAGAGGAATTGCTAGTAATGACTTTTTCATGAACACCCCATTTTCTAGTTTCAATATTCTTTTGAAGTGTCTATTTAATGAAACTTTAGGCACTAATTATCAGTATATATGATGTGATTACGGAGTGAAATTTTTAAGTGTTGAGTTGGTTACAAAGAGTAGCTTGTAAATATCTTTAATGATAAGATTCTGATCCCTACAATAAAAAAAATTTATGAGGAGAACTATGAAAAAGATCTTATATATGATTGCTATTGCGACCGTAGTCGTCGGTTGTGCTACCGCAGTTAAAAAACAATGGGGCGTTGTGAGTGGCAGTAAAGCAGATGGCACAGTTAAACTTGCTTATGAATATACTGAGATGGAAAAGCCCATCGTGGATATGACACAAGCAGAAACGATTGCTACGAAACGTTGTGCAGCATGGGGATATAAAAAAGCAGAACCTTTTGATGCAGCAATGACTAGTTGTGTATATGGACCAGGTGCTTGGGGTGGATGTGCTCAATATAGAGTATCTATGGATTATCAATGTACCAATCACTAAATACATAGTACTAAAGAGCTCCTTCAAATAGGAGCTTTTTTAATATCTAAATTCGCAATAAAACTATAAAAAAAGCGTTGAATCATAACAATCCAACGCTGAAACACCATTTTCTAATAAAGAAAGGTGTGCCCAACAAAATTATATTTAAAATTTAATTGTATGTCTATCATTAGAAATCTATATAAAATGCAAGAAAATATTTTTTTAAAATAGAATTGAAAGATAACATTTATTTGAAATTTCTCTTATTTAGGTTATTGATATGGGTTATAGAGTATTTAGATGGTGTCCACGTATTGATGCGGTACAAGAAGTTGAACCATTGCTTAATATTATTCAATTCGGAGATGGTATAGAGCAACGGCAGCTCAAGGGTTTGAGGTTACACCGAAATAAGTTTCCTGACTTAAAGTTTGTTGCTAAGAAAGAAGAAATTAATGAAATCACTGATTTTTTGCTGCTACATATTACAAAGCCATTTTGGTTTTCCTTTCAAGGAAAACAGTATCTAGTGAGAAAAGATGGACCCTATAAGCTGGTTCATAAAAGTAAGGATATTTGTGAATTAACCGTAAGCTTTGTTGAGGTCATGAAATGATTAGTGATTCAGTGAAAGCTCAACTAGATGAATTAGAACAACAAGCATGGATTGATTTATATGTACTAGATATTAGCCGTATTAATGACCATGGCGGCTCAAACCATTTCTATTTTTGTAACGAATTGAATGAAAAGAATGAGTCAGTCATTTGGCGAGGTCAGAAATATTTAGCGATACCAATACAAATTGATGGCGTTGAAAGAAAAGGTAATGGACCAAGTAATAGACCGACGCTAAACATTGCCAATTTAAATGGATATATGACAGGGGCGATTCATCAATATGATGGATTGATTGGGGCAAAAATAACACGTTACCGAGTGCCGTCACAATTCTTAGATGCTGTAAACTTTCATGATGGCAATGATAAAGCGAATCCTGATGAGTATTTAGCTCAATCCTATATTGTCAATTCTGCAAAATATAACAGTCAATATGCTGAATTCACATTAGCTTTGCCGTCTGAAACAGATGGGGCGACGCTTCCTAAGCGCACAATTTATGCTTCGGTATGTCCGTTTTTATATCGAGGTGAGTATTGTGGATATGATGGCCATGCTATTGCTGATGAAAACGATCATGCTTTAGAACCACATGAAATGAATAAGGATAAATGCAGCAAGAGACTTAGTGGATGTATTGCGCGATTTGGTGTGAATGGTCAGCTGCCTTTTGGCGGATTTCCTGTTGCTGATAAATTTTCAAGCTAGATAAAAAAAGGCTCTGAATATATGTATAAACAGAACCTACAATCAATAAATCTACAGGAAAATATATGTAGAACTAAATTCTAGCATAAACGTTTTAATTTTTGTCAATTCCATTGAGCCCTTTATTGGGCTTTTATTTTGTCTTTTAGAAAAGGATTATTATGGAAAACAGTATCTTGTCTTATTGTGCTGATGCCAATGAAGAACGAGGTGGAATTGTTATTGATAATGAATTTATAGCAGTCAAAAACATTGCCAAAGATAAGGTGAATCATTTCGAATTTAATCTTGATAAATATAACTATGATCGTATAGATGCCATTGTTCATAGTCATATAGGTGACCATCCATTTTTATCAAGTTTAGATCGCTTATCTCAAATACAAACGCAAAAATCATGGTGGATCGTGGCCAATAACCAAATCCATAAATACAAATGCGTTGATTTATTACGCGGACGAGAATTTAAATATGGTCAATTCGATTGTGCCACATTAATTGAAGATGCCTATGCAATTTGTGGCATTAATCTTCATCACTATCAACGTAAAACGATGGAAACTGATGAAGCGAATAACGTGATTATTAAGAGATTACCAAAGCTTGGTTTTTATCAAGTGTCAGACATTGTAACAGGTGATGTCATCGTGACTAGTATGGGCGGAAATCCTAATCATTTAGGCTTAATTTTAGATGGCGAAAGGGTATTGCATCATGTAGAGGGGCAATATTCAAGAGTCGTCGCATATGGATCGGTATTTAGAAAAAGAACTCATTCTATTTGGCGGCATAAGGATTGGAAGCCACGCATGCTTGAAGCAATTCATTATGATTTAAAGGCAAGTGCGTATGAAGAAAATTACATTTAAATTCTATGGTGCATTAAGAAAGTATGGAAAAGAAATTAGCTTATATGGCAATACAGTCAATGAGTGTATGCGTTCTTTATGTATTCAATTAGATGGCTTTAAAAAACACGTTAAATATAAACAGTACGCATTAAAAATAGGGCGGCGATATGTTGGTCAAGATGAATATTTAACGGGCATCAATGCCAGTAAGCCGTTAATTATTAGAGTGATCCCAATTGTAAAAGGGTCGGGTCCATTGGCTCTCGTTGCTGGAGCTGCATTCGCTGCAATGGGTGTTATGGGCGTTGGTGGTGCAATGGTTGCTACAGTTTTATTGCAAATGGGCGTCGGATTGATGCTAGCAGGTGCAGCAGCTTTATTAACTAAGCAGCCAAAATTCAATCAAGATTACCAAGGTGTAGAAGATTCAAAGTCTTCAGCGTTTAGCAATTTATCTAACATGGCGGGGCAAGGCAAACAGATCCTACGTGTCTATGGTGAAATGTTAGTGGGTGGTTATGTCATTTCACAAGGTTTAGCAAGTCGCCGTATTGAGTCTGGTATTGATATTAATAACGTGCAAACGGCTAAATATTCTCGTCAAACAGTTGAGTTGATTGCAGCTCAAGATCCAAATGGTAAAACGTACAATATAGATCGAAATTGTGATTCTGTACGTAATGCCGCCATTAATATTAAGGTTCAGTGGAGTTAAATATGGGTGGTAAATCAGGAGGTGGTGCAAGATCACCACGCATTGAAAAAAATACATTACATTCTGCGCAAAAACTCAAAGTCATAGATTTAATCAGTAGCGGGGAAATTTCAGGTTTTATTAATGGTAATGAGCATCCACTAAAGTCTGTTTATCTGAATGATACAGCTGTACAGAATAAGGATGGATCTATGAACCATGCCGATGTTCAATTCGAGTTTAATCGTGGGACGTTAGAACAAGATTATTTACCTAGTGCTATGTCTGTAGATACTTCTCACACTGTGGGGGCTCAGGTTGAAAAGAAAAATCCTATTACGCGTACTGTAACTAATAAACAAGTAACAAGTGTGCGCGTCACTGTGGGCGTAGATGCTTTGATGCGTTCTACAACAGAAGGTGATCAGCTGGCAACGTCTGTTGATATGAGTATTCAAATCATTAAAAATGGTCAGGTACATGCCGCACAACACATGCATTTAAACGAGAAGGGCAATCAACCGTTTAGAGTTGATTATGTGTTTTCAGACTTGCCAACGGCGCCTTTTGACATCAAATGTATTCGTTTAACTGCTGATTCTAAGGATGATATGTTGAGAAATAAGACGTATTTCTTTAGCTATGTGGAATCAATAGATGTCAAAGTAAGGATGCCAGGATCTGCTGTAGCATTTTTACAAATTGATTCTCAGCAATTTGGCAATAACAATCCGACGAGAACATATGGCATCAAAGGCTGTATTGTACAAGTTCCATCTAACTATGATCCTGTAACGCGTACTTATTCAGGATTGTGGGATCGATTGTTTAAACCAGCATATACGAACAATCCAGCATGGGTTTTGTACGATGTCCTAACAAATGATGAGTGTTTTGGTGAGAAGTTTACAGACTATCAAATAGATATTGATAAGTTATATGAGTTATCTAAGTATTGTGATGCGTTGGTAGATGACGGAAATGGTGGAAAAGAACCTCGTTTTGTCTGTAATGCCATTTTGTTTGGTGAGGATGCTAAAACAGTATTAGATAATTTATGTTCAGTTTTCCGTGGCACATATTCAGATGCTAATAACTATTTTACTGTGTATTTCGATAGTAAAAGTGATGTTATTGCAGTATATGAAAATTCTAGCGTAGTTGATGGAGAGTTTAACTATTCATTTGTGCCTGCAACAGAGATCTATAATCAAATTCAAGTACAGTACATTGATCAAGAGGACGGTTATCGTACAAAAATCGATGAAGTATCAGATGAGAAGAATATCGCTAGATATGGTCTTAGATCTACATCTATTACAGCTTTTGGATGTACGAAACGATCACAAGCACTACGTTGTGCAAAGTGGAATTTGATTACCTCTTTAACAGAAAATGAACATGTTCAATTTAAGTTAGGTGCCGCGGGTATTCGACATGAGCAACACGATATTGTAGGGATAGCAGATAGCAATTATGCTGGGCAACAAGTTGGTGGTCGTATTGTGGATATTGCTAGTGATGTGATTACTATTGATCGTGATATCAAAGGAGTGACATCTTTCTTGATTAATGTTGAAGGTAAGGTGAAAACCTTCAAGGTTAAACGAGCGATTAGTGCAACTCAATATAAACTTGATGCACCAGTGAATGCAGTTGAACATGTACAATTTGCGGCGATTGTTGGGAAATTACAGCCTAGATTATTTAGATGCATACACATTGAAGAAGATCGAGAGACGAATACATATACAGTAACAGCCATTAAACACAATCCGCAAAAAGAAGCGATTGTTGATCGTGGCGCCTCATACATACAAGGGCATCATTCATCACTAAATACTATTCCGCATTTGAGCAATGGCATTGTAGAAAATGAGGGTAAAAGCCTTATACTACGTTGGGATAGCATTGAAACATTAGGCGGGAAAGTTAAGTATATTATCCATCTGTATGATGGTAAAAAATTACTGCGTCGTCTTGAAACATTTGAGACGTTCACTAAACTCACAAATCTTCCTCAGGGCAACTATACAGCACGGATTCGAGCGCTTAATGAATATGGCCAATACAGTGCAGAATTATCTATTTCATTTAGCACCACTTATGAAATAACAGGTTTAAGATATTTGCCCATCGTTTTTGGCTTAAATCTATATTGGGAAGTACCATCGCTTTTAACAACAGAAGCATATACAGAAATATGGTGGTCACAAAGTGAAGATAGAAGTAAAGCAACTTTAGCGGCCAAAATGCCATATCCACAGAATACTTATACAGTTAGTAATCTAGGGATTAAAGATGGCCGTTATTTCTGGTTTCGCTTAGTCGATTTAGATGGTAATCAAGGTGAATTTACGCGTGCGTTCTATGCTGAATCATCTAATGACTCAACGAGCATTATTGAGATGATTCGCGGGAAAGTAACGCTTAAAGAGTTATCTGATGATGTTGCAACACATATCATTGAAGATGCTTTAAAAGAAGCACGTCAAGACATGCAAACATTGATTGATCAATCAACAGTAATTAAAGCAGTTCAGAAAAAGGCTGATCAAGCATTGGCTGAAGCTAAGTTATTAGAGGCTTCAACGGCAAAAGATATCAAAGCAGTTTTTGCAGAAACAGCCATTAATCGTTCGATGGTTGAAGCTAATCAGGCAGAAATTAATACTTTTAAAAAGACCACAACTGATCAATTATCCGCACAATCACGTGTGATTGAGGACTTAAAGTCAGAGGTGAACAATAGTATTAAATCTTCAATTAATGAGGTTAAACAGACAACATCTGATAATTTGAAAGCTCAATCCCAAGCTTTAGCTAATTTAAAATCAGAAGTTGATCAGAATATCAAAGCATCTTTAGATGACCTTAAAAAAACCACCACGACTAAACTTGATGCACAAGCAAAATCAATCCGCACGTTAAAAACCGAGGTTAATAAGAATCTCAATGCATCCATCAATACTGTTAAACAAACAATAGCGGGCGTTGATGGAAAGGTTAAGTCGCAATACACATTGACGACAACTGCTATGAGTGGTGGCAAGAAAGTTATTTCTGGCTTTACGAGTTTAAATGATGGAAAAACTTCGGAATTCATTATACAAGCCAACAAATTTGCGATTGTAAATCAAAAAGATGGATCGACCAAAATGCCATTTGTTTTATGGCAAAACAAGTTGGTTTTAGATGGTGATTTGATTGCAAGCGGAACAATTAAAGGTGAGTCACTAGTTGCAGGTGCAAAATTGAAAGCACCTGTAATAGAAGGAGGAACATTAAACATTAACCAAAAATTTATAGTTTCTAGCAATGGGGATGTAACAATCAGAAGTGACCCTACTAAAAATGTTGGGTTACAGATAACTAATGAAGCAATTAGCATATTTGATGCCCAAGGAAGATTACGTGTAAAAATGGGGAAATTAAGATGAGTCAATTTGGTATTGAAGTCCATAATCCGGAAGATGGTAGTGTCTTTGATTTAGCGCGTGCCATTACATTCAGTAAACGTGATATGTCCCAAGTAGGTAAAGGGACACGTGTCAATCCGAGAGAGGGGGGGGTTGCCTTCTTAACTTTATATGATGCAATGAATGCCCCTGTAATATATAGTCAGAATAGTGATGGTAGCTTCTATTTAAGTGCGCCATATAGTCCTAATGGGGTACAATTACCGGCTGTATTTATTTTAGGGAGATGCGCATGTACGGTATTCTAAATAAGACGGTGGAAGGGCACGAGATTAATATTTTTCCTGAAAATAATGTCATTCTAAAGGTATATAAAAGTGGTTATAGCAGACATGATCCGGGATACCATATCCAACCGGATAATATCTCTCAACCCTCTCCCATATATAAAACGAGTATTTTTTTACCTATGGAGGAATATAAAAGTCTTCCCATTGTCGTAGGTATTAGTGAAGGAGCGTTAGGTAGATTGGAGTTTAATCCGAGACATGGGCAATTTATTACCTTAAATGCTTATTCCTTTAAGAAAGAGCCTGTTATCTTTTATCTTTTAACACCTGCTACTGAAACAGAGTTAGGCACCTTACCTGAGTATGGTGCTGTAGTTTACAACGAGAATGGCGGTGTTGGATGGCACTCAGGAATTAAACACGGTGTCCAAGTAATGGGGGCATTCACCAAAAAGAGACCTCAAAATAGATTATTAGAGGGTGTTAGTTTACAGGGCAGAAAGACTGCTATTCTACATACGGGAAGTGATTTATTTTTTGGTGGGATGTCTCCCAATAACTACTATGACGTTGCGGCAACAATGACCGTACGTGAAGGTGATCGCTATACGACTCGTTGGGCTGCTCTTGATAATATAGGTCTCCCCCCTTATTGGAGGCCTTATCCCATAGACCCTAAGAGTTTGGATGTGTTGTTTACTATCATTGATGTTACCAATGTACCGACTAATGATTACAAACCCATCAATATGGATCATGTCAAACC